ATCTCAAGGTAAGAATGTTTTATACATTACTCTTGAGATGGCAGAAGAAAAGATTGCAGAACGTATCGATGCTAATCTTTTGAATGTAAATATTAAGGATATTGGTTCACTACCAGAAACTATCTTTACTTCACGCATCAAAGAGATTGGTAACAGAACACAGGGTAAACTTATCATCAAAGAATACCCAACTGCATCTGCACATGCTGGACATTTTAAAGCATTGCTTAGTGATCTTAGATTGAAGAAAGATTTCAAACCAGATATCATCTTTATTGATTATCTAAATATCTGTGCTTCGGCAAGATATAAAGGTCACATAGTAAACTCATATACTTATGTTAAAGCTATTGCTGAAGAACTTAGAGGTCTTGCTGTTGAGCATGACGTTCCAGTTGTTTCTGCTACTCAAACTACTCGGAGTGGCTTTGGCAATAGCGACGTTGATCTTACCGATACTTCCGAGTCTTTTGGTCTTCCCGCTACAGCTGACTTTATGTTTGCTCTTATCGCTACTGAGGAACTTGAACAATCTGGTCGCATCATGGTCAAACAACTCAAGAACCGATATAACGATCCCACGTACTTCAAAAGATTTACTGTGGGTATTGACAGGGCGAAGATGAAGCTGTATAATGTAGATGACACGGATGGATCAATTACCGATGTCGCTGATGATGAGGTATCTGAATACTTAGACGATGCTTCATCTAAACAATCCCGATTAGATAAATTTGCTAAATTTGTAATTTAATTTATGTCCGACACTATTGTTTTTCAACGCTATGAAGAGTTTGTGGATGCTGTAACCAGTGATGCTTCTACAGATTTTCTTGCCCTTTCTGAGCGCCTTGTTGAGCTGGATTCTAAGGGTGCCAATATTGAACGATTGCTTACTGCTGGCGTTGGCATCAATGCTGAAGGTGGTGAGTTTCTTGAGATCATTAAAAAAATGGTGTTCCAGGGAAAACCTTGGAATGATGACAATCGTGAGCATCTTATTATTGAACTCGGTGATATTATGTGGTACGTTGCTCAAGCAACTCAAGCACTTGGTATTTCTTTCAATGAAGTTATCGAGCGTAATGTAAAGAAACTTGAGAAGCGTTATCCTGGCGGAAGTTTTGATATTTACTATTCAGAACATCGTGCCGAAGATGATCGATAAATAATTGAGATAGAGTTCAAGTCCCTGTTATATCCTTATGAGGTATATCACACTTGAACCATCAAAAATATGGAAGATTGGCCGAGTGGTTGATGGCGATAGTCTTGAAAACTATTAACGTTAATAGCGTTCCAGGGTTCGAATCCCTGATCTTCCTTTTCGGGGAATTAGCTCAGTTGGTAGAGCGCCTGCTTTGCAAGCAGGATGTCAGCGGTTCGAGTCCGCTATTCTCCATAATAAATACTTAAATGTATAAGAAATTTAAATGAAAGATTTCCGTCAACTAAAACAAGAAGCGACACAAAAACGCTACAAGCATAAGGAAATCTTTCAAGAAGGTGATGTAGTAATGAATGTAAACACTGGAGAAAAAGGAACGATCATTCGTTCTGGTGTTAACTATGTCATAGCAGTTACGGAAGAACAGAACATGTTTAGAGCATGGGTAAAGGATATTCGTGAAGTTAATGTTGTTGAAAACATAAATAAAGAAAGAAAAAGTATATTCTTCGCACATGGACAGACAGAAACCAACAACACACATTCGTCATAACGATGATTTTTCACATGCTCTAATTGAAGCAACTGCTGCATATTTTGGTGGTCAAAAAGTTGTTTCTGAAGAAGGGATTCCTTCACTACAAAAGAAAGGTGGTGAGGATGATTTCTCTCGTAAAGATCCAAAGGCAAAAGCAAATGCAGCTGATCCTGCCGTAGACCTAAGAACAGGTTCTGGTGTTAAGCAATCACATGGTGCTACAATTAAGTACACTAATGTGGTAGCAAAAGAAGGATACGGCGAAACTGAAGAGAAAGAAGAGAAGGGCGAGAAGAAGCATAAGGAAGGTAAGGCAGAAGAGAAGAAAGAGAAAATGAAAGAAGCTTTCAACATCTATGTTGAAGGCGTTCATTATATCTTTGAGAAGAAAAACGCCGAAGGCAAAGAGCAAGGTGCTGATGGTAAAGCTTGCTGGAAAGGTTATAAGTATGCTGGCACAAAGAACGGCAAGGACGAATGCGTGAAAGCAGGTTACGAACCAATCGGTGAACTTATGCTCGATGAGAAAGCACCTCCAGGTGCTAAGTATGAGCGTATGGTTAAGCATATCAAGAAAGGATATTCTGAAGGTGGAGTAACCAAAAAGGAAAAGGGTATTGCTTATGCTACTGCATGGAAGCAAAAAAATAAAGAAATGAAAGAAGGTATGGATCCTGTTGGCAAGGAAGATAAGGATATTGATAATGATGGTGACCATGATAAGTCAGATAAGTATCTTGCTGCTCGCCGCAGAAAGATTGGTCAAGTGATGAAAGCTAAAAAGAAAATGGCAGAAGAATTAGAACTACAAAGGGAGATTGAAGAAGGAAAAAAGTAAACAAGCCAACGATTGAGGTTCTTCCGAATCTTCCTACAGAAGCAGATCCTGAATTTACCAAGGATAAAAAGAAGCACCGTAAATACGTTGGCAAAGCTGTAAAGAGTCAAGAAAAAGATCCTAAGGATATAAATAGTCCAGGGAGACCCTTTAGTTAAGAAAACATTAAGGAGGATATTATGGGAGCACTCGTAGAATTAGTAAGACCAGTAATCATGGCAGCAATCAATAGCTGCCATACTAAAAAATTAGTATGTGATCTACTTGACAAATATGTTTCTACTACAGACAATGATGTAGATAACGTAATTGCTGCTACTGTACGTACAGCATTGATGAAGAATTGTAAATGATAACCTGCCTTGTTATATCTAATGGTATAACATTGTTTCTTGCTATTTGTTTGGTATTATCTGAATGGATGGCGCGAAATGAAAAGATAAAAGAAAATAGTATACATCAATTCATATTGCATATACTTAGAGCATATTTTAAAAAAACTGCTGACAAAGGGGATGCTTAGGCATCCCTTTTTTTATAAATATTTTGTAGATATAAAGTAAATTATTTGGAGAAGTTACATGTCTCTGTACGGTAGAACCGACTCGAACACAAACAAAACAAAAGCCGAACGTAATATTGCTGCTTCTTCGAGAGCAAAGCAAATTATTTTCGTAGATAATACTGAAGCTGCTTTATCAGAAAATAAGCATCGTGGTATTGATGCTCCTGGTTGGTGGTCATATTTTACATATACTGATACTGAAGGAAATACACGCCACAAAGCAGAACTATTAGTAACAATTGCTGATCCAGATTCGAACGCAAACGAAACTCAGGCAGATGATACTGTAGCAGCAGATGTTGCATCAGCAATTACAATTTCTGTACAACCAGCAAATCAATCAACTGATGATGCTGTAGCAGCTGCAACGTTTGCAGTCACTGCTGCCGCTACCACTGGATCACTTGTTTATCAGTGGCAACTACAATCATCAAATGGTACTCGTTGGAGCAATATTACTGGTGCTACATCAGCATCTCTTGCTCTTACTGGTTTAACTCTTGCTGATACTGGTAAGAAGTTCCGTGTTAAGATTACTTCATCTGCTGGTTCTGAAGAGGTTATCTCTAATGTAGCAACACTTACAGTTACTGCTGCTTGATATAATATATGAAGTTTGATGAGTTGACCAAAGATAATTGGATCATATTTGCAATTAAACATTATGAAAATCCTACTTCAGTAACTTATGAAGATTTTGAAGAGGATTTAAATCGTATCAAATATATAAAACGATTGTTGCGTAGGTACAAAACTACAGGTGAATTGAAAACTCATCTTATTCTAAATCACATTATTTTAATGTATAATGTTTTTGATGACGCTGCTACACCGCTTTTATTTTTTAAAATAGAAGCAACATATTGGTCTATTTTGAAGGCATTTTTGCTTTTCCTAAATAGATTACCAGATGCACTTAATACCGAAATTGATGAAGAATGTCTGAAACAATTAAATCTAATTTAGAAGAAATGATGGCAGGGGATGGGTCCGCTCTTTCCATGCCACCTGCGTTTGTGTTTGTGAATCCACGATCACAACGTAGATATAAAAAAGCTAATCAACAATCTTCTAAAATTGATGGTAGAACAAAGAGTGCTAAAAATTTACTTTCTCGTATTTCCAAGCGTAAAAAAATGAAAGAAGAATTAGAAACAATTATTTCTGAAGCGGTGCCCTCGGAAACCGAGAGAGCACA